TTGACTCATCACCGGACGGTGATGAGTCAAAGGACAATCATCAGCTTGTCATGCAATACCGTGGTGTCGCAATGCACCCCGAAGTCGATCAAGCAATCGAAGAAATTATTAACGAAGCAATTATCGCATCAGAAAGAGAACAGTCTGTTGATATCAACATGGATGAACTTAAAGTTTCTGATAAGATCAAAAAACAAATCAAAGAAGAATTCGACAATGTCTATGGAATGCTCGATTTTAATGAGTATGGTCATGACATTTTCCGTAGATGGTATGTCGATGGACGACTATATCATCATCTCGTAGTCAACGAATCAAACATTAAGGCGGGTATTCAAGAAATTCGTCCTATCGACGCATCGAAAATGCGTAAGGTAAAACAAGTCAAGAAGGCAAAGGATCCCACAACAGGCGTTGATGTTATCGAGAAAGTAGATGAGTATTATATCTATCAAGAAAAGCCTGGTACACAGAATGCTGGTGTTAAGTTGACTGCTGACTCAATCAGTTATGTCACATCTGGTTTGTTGAATGAAGACCGTAAGAAAATCGTTTCCTATCTTCACAAAGCACTGAAGTCTATTAACCAATTAAGAATGATGGAAGACGCACTTGTCATCTATCGTTTGGCTCGTGCTCCAGAACGTCGAGTATTTTATATTGACGTTGGTAACCTACCTCGTGGTAAGGCAGAACAATATCTCAAGGATATCATGACTCGATATCGTAACAAGTTGGTTTACGATGCAAAGACTGGTGAAATTCGTGACGATAGAAAACACATGTCTATGTTGGAAGATTTCTGGTTACCACGTAGAGAAGGTGGTAAGGGTACAGAGATTACTTCATTACCAGGCGGTGAGAATCTTGGACAGATTGATGATATTATTTACTTTCAAAAGAAAATGTATCGTGCATTGAATGTACCAATCAATCGTTTGGAACAAGAGGCTCAGTTCTCATTGGGTCGTTCATCAGAAATCACACGAGACGAATTGAAGTTTCAAAAGTTTGTCAATCGTCTGCGTAAAAGATTTGCACACCTCTTCTATGGTATTCTGAAGAAGCAACTCATTCTCAAAGGTATCATTACAGATTCGGATTGGGATACAATTAAGAATGATCTTTTCGTTGACTATCAAATGGATAACCATTTCACAGAACTGAAAGATGCTGAGATTCTGAGAGAGAAACTACAGTCTTTGGATCAGATCACTAACTATGTTGGTGATTATTTCTCTAAAGAGTGGGTGATGAAGAATGTATTGAATTTCAATGATGAAGAAATTGAAAACATGCAGAAGGAACTCAATGGTGAACAAGAGGAACAGGAACCAGAGGAAGAACCACAACAGGAAGATCCTCCTCCACAACCTGAACCTGAACCACAAAAACATAGTATTGACATTAACGTAAAAGGAAACAAATGATGAGTGAAGTCGAAGATCAAATAGAAAATGAAGTTGAAACAAATCCAATTAACGATTTAGTTCAAGCCGCAATGAACCAAGACTATACAACGGCAAACGAAATCTTTAATGACATGATGTCAGACAAGGTTTCAGATGCATTGGATCAAGAAAAGATTGCTATTGCAAATCAGTTGTATAATGGTGGTGAACCAGAAGATGACGATTATGAAGTGGATGATGTTGACATCGATCAACAAGACGATACAGATCTTGAATTAGATAATGATGAAGAATGGGAAGAAGACGAAAATTAGTCTTATTTAGAAATTCAAAAACATATAAATAATTAAGAACAAAAAGAAATATGAAATATTTTACTGAACTAAGAAATAAAATGCCGCCTGGAGATCATGTATCTGACTTCAAGGTGGATCGTATTGCAGTAATGATTCATAAAGATAAGGGCAAGTTTGTTGCGTATGTTGATGGCGACAGACTTGATTCCTATAGATCACAAAAAGAGGCAGAGAAAGCTGCCACTCAATTTGTGAAACAATTCGGAAAAATGAAATGAAACTGATTGCAGAATATACAGACCAAGATTTGGAAGTAATTACTGAAGCCAAAGATGGTAAGAAAACTTATGCTATTGAAGGTATTTTTGCTTCATCAGAACAAAAGAATAGAAACGGTAGAATCTATCCTAAATCCGTAATGGAATCTGCTGTTGGTAAGTATATTGATGAACAAGTTTCAAAAGGTAGAGCTGTTGGTGAACTCAATCATCCTGAAGGACCAACAATCAACCTAGACAAAGTTTCTCACAAAATCGATTCCCTTAATTGGAAGGGTAACGATGTTGTAGGAAAAGCGACAATTCTGAATACTCCTATGGGTAAGATCGTTGAAGGTCTTCTCGATGGTGGCGTAAGGGTTGGCGTTTCGACTCGTGGTATGGGAAGTTTGCAGCGAGGCAGCGGTGTAATGACAGTCGGTCCCGACTTCATGTTAAATGCCGTTGATATCGTTCAAGATCCATCTGCACCAAATGCTTTTGTTAATGGAGTTATGGAAGGTGTAGAGTGGGTATGGAATAACGGTATAATAGAAGCTCAAACAATTGAAAAAATGGAGACTGAAATTAAAAGAGCTCCACGAAAAGATCTCTATGAGACACAGGTTCGTGAGTTTAAGAATTTCCTCTCGTTACTCAAATCTAAAATATAGGAGTCAATTATGACTGATCAATACACTGAAGATCAAGATCTAGAACTCCATGATGACGAGAACGAAATCATGGAAGAAGGTGCTCACGATCCTAAGAATGCTGAAGCTCAGTCAGTAGCCTCTGTGGATGCAGCTGGTGATAAAACTGGAACCGCTAAAAAGCGTAAAAGTGACAACACTAAGCAAGATCCAATGCCTAAGACAAAAGCTGGTATGATTAATGCCGCTTATCAAATGATGTCTAAAGCCAAGAAAGAAGACCTCAGTGTCATGCTTTCTAAAATGATGGCAGAAGATTTTGATGTCGAAGAAGGCGAAACAGAAGTACGTGCTGACATTGAGTATCAGGCTGATTTCTCTCAAGACTTGAATGCTCTCATCTCTGATGAAGCAACATTGTCTGAAGAGTTTAAGACAAAAGCGGAAACTATTTTCGAAACAGCTATCAAGTCGAAGTTGTCAGAAGAAGTTGACCGTTTGGAAGCCAAGTATGAAGAAGAACTCTCTGAAGAGATCGAATCTACTAAGGCTGACCTCGTAGAGAAAGTCGATTCATACCTCAACTACGTAGTTGAAAATTGGATGGAAGAAAACCAACTTGCCATTCAAACTGGACTGAGAACTGAAATTGCTGAGAACTTCATGAACGGAATGAAAACTCTGTTTGAAGAATCTTACATCGATGTTCCTGAGTCTAAAGTCGATCTAGTTGATGATCTTGCGGAGACGGTTGAAGGTCTCGAAGAACAACTCAACGCTACTACTGGTAAGGCAATTGCCCTGGCTGAAGAATTAGAACAGTATCAACGTGATGCAATCATCCGTGAGTCTGCTCGTGATTTGGCCGAGACTCAAGTTGAAAAACTTAAGTCACTCGTAGAAGACATTGATTTCGAAAACGAAGAAACTTTCGCACAGAAAGTTGCTACGGTAAAAGAATCATACTTCACAAAAACTTCAACTGAGTCAAAAGAAGCTGACTACGCACAAGAAGACGATGGAGAATCTCCTGTTGTAACTTCTGGTTCAATGTCTTCTTACCTTGCGGCTCTTGAAAAAGCATCAAAATAATAAGGAGTGTTCCCAATGATGGAATCATATGATCGTTTGATCGAAAAATGGTCTCCAGTGCTTGATAACCAAGCAGCTGGTGAGATCAAAGATTCGCACCGTAAAGCTGTTACTGCTGCGATTCTAGAAAACCAAGAACGTGCTCTTAACGAAGAAGCGCAAATGCTTTCAGAAGCTCCACATGCTGGCGCTCCTGGAAATAGTGTAAGTTCAGCTGCAAACTGGAACCCAGTATTGATTGCACTTGTTCGTCGTGCAATGCCTAATTTGATGGCGTATGACGTTTGTGGTGTTCAACCAATGTCTGGTCCTACTGGCCTGATCTTTGCAATGAAGTCACGTTATAACGGCGGTACAACTTCTAATTCAGAAGCTCTGTTTGACGAAGCAAACTCTGCATTCTCTGGTGATTCTTCTTATACTCAAATCGCAAGTGCTTCAGGCTTGGATGGAGTATCAGATACAGATGCAGACTCAACAATTGATGATCAGCGTAATGATCCTGCAAACGGTACTACCGGTGCTGCGATGCCAACAACTGATGCGGAAGCATTGGGTTCAACAGCTGGTTCTACTTTCAATGAGATGGGTTTCACAATCGAGAAAGCAACTGTTACTGCTAAGTCTCGTGCGTTGAAGGCAGAGTACTCACTTGAACTCGCTCAAGACTTGAAAGCGATCCACGGTTTGGACGCTGAGACAGAACTTGCAAATATTCTGTCTACAGAGATTCTCGCTGAGATCAACCGTGAAGTTATTCGTACTATCAACTCACAAGCGAAGACTGGTGCTAGCACTTCAAACACTGCTGTCAACGGTATCTTTGATCTGTCTACAGATGCAGATGGTCGTTGGTCAGTTGAGAAGTTCAAGGGTCTGATTGTACAACTCGAAAGAGAAGCCAATACAATCGCAAAAGAAACTCGTAGAGGTAAGGGTAACTTTGTTATCTGTTCTTCAGATGTTGCTTCTGCCCTTTCTGCATCTGGTATGCTCGACTACGCTCCTGCAATGAATACTTCATTGAGTGTAGACGACACTGGTAATACATTTGCTGGTGTTCTGAACGGCCGCACTCGTGTTTACATTGACCCATATGCAACTACTGACTACATTACTGTTGGTTATAAGGGTACTAACCCATATGACGCTGGTCTCTTCTATTGCCCATACGTACCACTCACAATGGTTCGTGCAGTTGCAGAAGACACATTCCAACCTAAGATTGGATTCAAGACTCGTTACGGTATGGCTTCTAACCCATTTGTTGGTTCGACTCCTGCTGACGGTCTTGCTGCTGTTAAGACTAACCAATACTACAGAATCTTCCGTGTGGACAACATCCTCGCTTAAGACCTGTTAATAATAATAACATAATGTTTCTCCTTTGATTAATGGGGTTCCGAAAGGAACCCCTTTTTTTAGGTATAAATAAAGATATGGCAACACTCACTACGAACTTAAACTATCTACAACCCACCAGTTTTAAACTGAGTTTAGATAGAAAAAATTATCCGAATCTGGAATTCTTCTGTCAGACTGTGACACATCCGGGTATGTTGATGTCGTCTGTAGAACAACCATATCAGAAAATTACTGGTATTCCATTCCCTGGCGATAAGTTGACATTCAACGAACTCTCTGCTGATATTATTTTAGATGAGGACATGCAAGGTTATTCTGAAATGTTTCAGTGGATAAGAAGGTTATTGGATACTCCAATAAAAAATCCACTTGATAGAACAAGTACAACTCCTCCAACATATGCAGATATCACATTGCATATACTATCAAGCCATAACAATACAACCAAACAAGTAAGATACTTGGATTGTATTCCTACTTCATTGGGTGATATTAATTTTGAATCTACTTCTACAGGTGATACATATATAACATTCAATGCATCATTTAGATTTAACTATTTTGAACTACTAGGTGTAACAACTTCTGGATCTATTGAAAACGTGATATCAATTTAAGGTAAATTATGAAACAACTTGAAACTATCCTTGACATGTGGTCAAAGGATTGCATTATTGATGATATGAAATTAGATGATGTGTCTCGTCACACTCCTATGCTTCATGCAAAATATCTACAACTCCACTCTCAAGCAAAAATAGAACTACAGAAGGTTGAGTTTAAACAAAAGATTTTGTTGAAGGATAAGTGGTTATACTACAACGGTAAAATGTCTCAAGACCAAATCGAAGAAAAGGGTTGGGACTTTGATCCATTCGATGGCCTGAAAGTACTCAAGGGTGAGATGGATCACTATTATAATTCTGACATAGATATTCAAAAGTCAGAACAGTTAGTCGAGTATTGGAAGAACATTATCTCGACACTCTCTGAAATTATCGAACAACTCAAATGGCGACATCAGACAATTAAGAATATTATCGAATGGAAACGATTTCAGTCCGGAAACTAAATCACAGTATATTACAGATCGAATGTAGTTCTGGTGTTGCAATGGAACTCAATGAATTCTTTTCGTTCTATGTCCCAGGCTACAAGTTTATGCCCGCATACAAGAGTCGTATGTGGGACGGAAAGATTCGATTGTTTAATAATCGTGCGTATCAACTACCCGCCGGACTCATTGACCATCTCCAGAAGTTTGCTGACCAACGTAGTTATACCGTAAGCCCAGAAAAAAGTGAATATGGATACCCTGACGACATTACTAATAAGGAGAAGATAAATCCAAAAGAAATAATAGATTTCATTCATAATTTGTCTTTACCTCATGAGATTCGTGACTATCAGTTTGATGCCGTCTGTAAAGGATTAGAAAGAAAACGGGCGATTCTTGTATCACCCACAGGTTCAGGTAAGTCACTTATTATATATGTTCTCGTTCGATATTTCTTGGAAGCACTTGCAGAAGAAGACCAAAAGGTTTTAGTGATTGTTCCAACCACATCACTTGTCGAACAGATGACAAATGACTTTGCAGAGTATGGATATAATGATGTCCATAAGATCTATTCTGGTAAGGATAAGGATACTATGTTATCCATTGTTGTATCGACATGGCAATCCATATATAAATTAGGACAGCCTTGGTTTGAACAGTTTGGTATGGTAATCGGTGATGAGTGTCATGGATTCAAATCTAAATCATTGACAACCATTATGAATAAATGCACAGAGGCTGGTTATCGATTTGGTACGACAGGAACTTTAGATGGAACACAAACTCACGAACTTGTTTTACAAGGATTATTTGGAAGAGTATACAAGGTTACCACGACTCGTAACTTACAAGACAATGACACTTTGGCAAAGTTGGAAATCAAACGATTGGTACTCAAACACAAAGATCGAGACTCTTTTGGAAAACGTTCTTACCAAGATGAATTAGAGTATATTGTTAAACACGAAAAACGCAATCAGTTTATTCGTAACCTTGCATTAGACCAAAAGGGAAATACTCTTGTATTATTTCAGTTTGTTGAGAAACATGGTAAACCCTTGTATGACTTAATTGAGGACAAAGCCCACAATGATAGAAAAGTTTTTTTCGTATCTGGTGCAACGGATACAGGAGATCGTGAAGCAATACGAAAGATTACCGAGAAACAATCCGACGCAATCATCGTTGCTTCATTGGGTACTTTCAGCACTGGTATTAATATTCGTAATTTACATAATATTATTTTTGCTTCTCCATCTAAATCACAAATCAGAGTCTTACAATCAATCGGAAGGGGTCTACGTAAATCAGACGACGGGAGAACAACTCAATTGTATGATATCACGGACGACATTTCCAGCGGATCGAGACAAAATTTTGCTTTACTGCATTCGTGGGAAAGACTGAAAATGTATAAGGCTGAGAACTTCATATATAAAACATATGAGGTAGAACTATAATGGAAATTAAACAATTCAAACTAGACAATAACGAAGAAGTTTTTGCTGAAGTCGTCGAGTGGGACAGTGAAAAGAATGATGAAGTTGTGATTCGTCAGGCATTAAGAGTCGTTGCAGTGGATAGTATGGATGAGTCCATGAGATACTTTACCTTCAAACCTTGGATGGCTATGGAAAACGATCCATCCGCATTGCATACTATCAAGTCAAAACACATCGTTGGAATATCCAATCCAAGCAAAATCGCCATGACTTATTATTATGATGTGATTGAAGAAATGAAAAACTATGGTGAAGAAGGCCTTGAATTACTACCACATGATGATTATGAAGAAGTTGATTTTGATTCTGACCACACACCTATTCAAATTCACTAGGTATATCAACCCTCTCCGGCGAGACATAAGAATTATACCATACTTTTTTTATTCTGTCAAGTCTTTACTTTTATCTTATTTTATGATATAATATGTAGATTATGGAGGTTATATGTCAAAAAGAGAAAGTATACATTACGTCAACAATGCTGATTTTTCTCATGCGGTTGTCGAGTATGTTAAGACTGTAAATGAAGCAAGAGACAAAGATAAAATTATTCCAACAGTACCAGATTATATAGCAGAGTGTTTCCTAAGAATCTCTGAGGGTTTGTCTCACAAATCCAATTTTATTCGATACACATATCGAGAAGAAATGGTCATGGATGCGGTTGAAAACTGTCTCAAAGCAATTCTTAATTATAACATAGAAACGGCTACACGTACAGGAAAACCGAATGCATTTGCTTATTTCACGCAAATCTCATGGTATGCATTTCTACGACGAATCGCAAAGGAAAAGAAACAGCAGGATATTAAAATCAAATTTCTTACCAGTGCTTCGATTGAAGACTTTATTGAGACTGATGAAAACAATCCTGATGCGGGTTATCAAGAAATGAATACGATGGTGGATGTCCTACGTGATCGTATCGAAAAAGTTAGAACTCAAGATAGTCAAATTAAAGAGTTTGCGAAACAGGAAAAGAAACGTAAGAAAAGAACGGTACATGCCGATTCTGATCTGACGGAGTTTTTAGAATGACGTACTATGCACCGATTGATATCGATTCAGATGGTGAACTGATCCTACAACTCGACGATGAATTATGTAAAGAAATGGGTTGGAAAGTAGGTGATGATTTGTTATGGGAACAATTAGATGATGAAAGTTGGAGTCTAAGAAAAAAATGAAAATAGCTCTACTGAATGATACACACTGTGATGTTCGTAACTCATCCGATGTATTTCTAGAAAACCAAACTCGCTTTTACACAGATACTTTCTTTCCATATTGTATTGAAAACGAAATTAAACAAGTGATTCATCTTGGAGATTATTACGATAATCGTAAACAAATCTCACTCAAGGCTCTGAATCATAACCGTAAGATATTTCTCAATCCTCTTGTAGATAATGGTATGCGAATGGATATCATACCAGGCAACCATGATGTCTACTACAAGAACACAAATAACCTCTGTTCGTTAAAAGAACTATTGGGTCACTTCATGAACAATATCCATATTGTTATGGAACCCACTGTATATGAATATGGTTCTCTGAATATTGGATTAGTCCCTTGGATTAATAATGAGAACTATCATGCGACGATTGATTGGTTACAGAATACACGAGCAGATGTTATTGGCGCTCACCTAGAATTGAATGGATTTGATATGATGCGTGGAGTCAAATCCACATCTGGCATGGATGCCTCTCTATTCAAACGATTTGATATGGTATTGAGTGGACACTACCATACCAAGTCACAACAGAATAATATCTACTATCTTGGTAATCAGATGGAGTTGTCATGGGCTGATGCAGGAGATCCAAAGTATTTCCATGTGTTGGACACTGAGACTCGTGAATTGACACCAGTACGAAATCCACACACATTGTTTAAAAAAATACTTTACAATGACGACAAAATAGATTATAATAGTACAAAAGTACCAGACTGCACAAATAAGTTTGTGAAAGTTGTTGTGCAGAAAAAGTCGGATCAATTTCTCTTTGAACGATTCTTGGACCAGATTCAGTCTCAATCCATTTACGAGTTGAAGATTGCTGAAAACTTTCAAGAATTTCTTGGAGAGAATGTTGATGATGATGGAATCTCACTTGAAGAGACTTCAGAATTATTGAATTCGTATATAGATAATGTGGAAACAGATCTTGACAAAAACCGAATCAAAGTCGAGATGTCTGACCTGATGACAGAAGCTCAGTCGATGGATGTAGTATGACCAAGAAATATATTCACGTTAATCAACATAAGATCAGAGCCAATAAGAAACACGGTACTGATGAACCTGTAATTACTATTAAAGAAGGTAGAAGTAATACATACTGTCACGAAGTAAAAATACACGGTGACTCCATTGTTCGTTATGGTGGTAATGACAAACCAATTCTTCCCTGTGGGGCAAGAGTGGTTATAGAAACTGATGGTGAAGTTGAGATTATTAAATAATGATAGTATTCAAATCTGTACGGTACAAGAACTTCTTGTCTACCGGCAATAAGTTTACTGAAATAAAATTAGATAGATCACAATCTACTCTGATTGTTGGTCAGAACGGAGCTGGTAAGTCAACGATGTTGGATGCCATCTCTTTTGGTCTTTTTGGTAAACCACATCGGAATATCAATAAACCACAATTGGTAAACTCAATTAATCAGAAGGCTTGTGTCGTTGAGGTAGAGTTTGATGTTGGTGCTGCTCAATATAAAGTGGTCCGTGGATTAAAGCCTGGTATATTTGAAATTTGGAAGAATGAGATAATGATTAACCAATCGTCTCATGCCAAAGAATACCAGAAGATCCTTGAGCAAAACATCCTTAAACTTAACCACAAGTCGTTTCATCAGGTGGTCGTGCTGGGAAGTAGTAGCTTTATTCCCTTTATGCAACTCCCGGCCGGCCACCGCCGTGATGTGATTGAGGATCTATTGGACATTAATGTATTCTCCAAGATGAATCAATTGCTTAGAGAAAAGAATGGTACACTAAAGGATAAGACCAATGAAGTTAAATACCAACTTGATCTCATCTCCGACAAGATTGAAACTCAGAAAAAGTACATTAAAGATGTCAAAGCTCTCAATAAGGAATACGCAGATAAGATTAAAGAGGAGATTACTGAGCTTGAGGACGAGCAGACTCGACTCACGGACGAAAACACTGAGCTCGGGACGTTCATTGAATCCAATATCTCGAAAGTATCAGAGACGCTTAGTAAACTTAATTCCAAGCACTCAACGCTTAAGGAGCATGAACATGAGCTTAAATCAGAAATCAAAAAGCTCGTTAAAGAAACAAAATTTTTCGAGGGGAATAGCACTTGTCCGACGTGTTCCCAAGATATTGGCGATGAACTCAGGCAGGAAAAGATCTCAGAAGCTTCCACATCCGCCAAGTCGATCAATTCAAAACTATCCACTCTCGCTGAAGAGTCGAATAAAGTTGGATCAGATATTGAAGTCGCAACTAAAGTACAGACGGTTGTCACGAACAAGCAACATAACTTACTATCTAACAACAAACGGCTCCAACAGATTTCAGAAAGTCTGGCATCTAAGAGAAGTGAGTTGGGAAAAATGCAATCAGGTGGTTCCGATTTGGCAGAAGCAGAGGCAACTCTTGAAACCTATACTGAACAGAAAGATTCATTACAGGAACAGAGACTTCTTTTAAGTGATCAAAGATCCTATAATGAAGTAATCGGAGAGATGCTCAAAGATACTGGTATTAAAACAAAGATCATAAAACAGTATCTACCTGTTATAAATAAACTGGTCAATCAGTATCTACAAATCTTGGATTTCTTTGTTCACTTCAATCTGAACGAATCATTCCAAGAAACAATTCGATCAAGGCATCGTGATGAGTTTACGTATGACTCATTCTCAGAAGGTGAGAAACAACGTATTGATCTAAGCCTACTCTTTACATGGCGACAGATTGCAAAGATGAAGAACTCGATCTCAACCAATCTATTGATATTGGATGAGACCTTTGACTCGTCTTTGGATGTAGATGGCGTAGAAAACCTACAGAAAATATTATCACATTTAAGTGATACAAACATATTCGTAATATCACATAAAGGTGATATTCTAGACGGTAAGTTCAGATCGAAGATTGAGTTCGTGAAGGACAAAAACTTTAGTAAAATAGTAGCATAAATTGGTATACAAATTGTTACTAATATGGTATAATATGTGTATATCTAAACGGAGAATATAATGGAACTAAGTGATAACACCCTACAAGTTCTTAAGAACTTTTCAACAATCAACCAGAACGTCATGTTTCGACAAGGCAATGTTCTGAAGACGATGTCAGAGGCTCGTAATGTACTTGCATCTGCAACACTCGATGCAGAACTACCACAAGATTTTGGTATCTATGATCTCAACGAGTTCATTGGTGTACTTGGTCTTGTTGATACACCACGATTGAAATTCGAATCAGAATATGTTACAATTGGTGATTCGTCTGGTCGTACAAAAATTAAATACTTCTTCTCACCAGAAGATACATTGACTACACCATCAAAGGATGTTAATATGCCTGACGGTGAAGTCAAGTTTACACTGGACGAAGATACACTGAACAAGATTAAGAGGGCTGCGTCCACTCTTGGTCATAATGAGTTATCAATTACTGGTAAGAATGGCGTTCTGTCACTTACAGTTGTTGAAAACCAAAACTCCACATCAAATGCATTCACCATAGATATCGATGGTGAATTCGGAGATGTAGAGTTTACATTTGTCTTAAGTATTGCGAATCTTAAGATTTTGGCTGGTGACTATGATGTGAATATTTCATCAAAACTCATCTCTAACTTTAAACACAAGGAACAATCAGTCCAGTACTGGATTGCCCTTGAAAAGACTTCAACCTATGGATCCTAAAGGAGTAAGAATGTCTGAACAAACTGATCAGTTGGTAGAACTTGCGAACCGTGTTTCTCGTTCTACAATCGCTGTTGTGGATGCCGTCACTCAACGTGGTGGTTTTAAAGGAGAAGAACTCTCTACAATCGGTCAATTACGTGACCAATGTATTCAAGTCGTCTCTCTCGTTGAAACAATTCAACAAGAAGATTCTCTTAACACTGACGACGACGAATAATGATACAGCGGGTGCAATGCCCGCTTTACTTTTTGATAGAGATATATTATGACAGATTTTTTATGGGTCGAGAAGTATCGGCCACAGACTATTAGTGATTGCATTTTACCTGATACCCTCAAACAAACCTTTCAAAAAATTGTAGACGGTGGTGAACTACCCAACATGTTGTTCACAGGAACCGCAGGACTTGGAAAGACTACAGTTGCAAAAGCATTGTGTAATAAACTTGGTCTTGATTGGATCATCATTAACGCATCTGAGTCTGGTAACATTGATACACTACGAACAAAGATTAAACAGTTCGCATCTACAGTTTCACTTCAAGGTGGATACAAAGTTGTTATCCTAGATGAGGCAGACTATCTTAATGCACAATCAACTCAACCAGCCTTACGTGGATTCATTGAAGAATTCGCAAATAACTGTCGATTCATTCTAACCTGTAACTTTAAGAACCGTATTATTGAACCACTCCACTCACGATGTGGTGTATACGAGTTCAATACTACAAAGAAAGAACTTGCACAGTTGGCTGCACAGTTTATGAAACGTGCAACTAAAATTTTAGAAGACGAAGGTGTCAGTTATGATCAAAAGGCGGTTGCTGA